CTGATCACACCTCCTGAGTTTGGATGCGCCGCGTGTAGCGGCTGCCGAGCACCTGCGACGAGATGTCGTCGTGCTCGACGAGCGCCTGGTATTCCTCGGCGCGGTCGCGTGCGGTCTGCGGCCGCGGTCGACGCGCCGGCGGCTTCCCGCCCTTGCCTTTGAACTTCGGGCTCGCGCCCCACACCCCGTGCACGATCTGCGCCAGCGCCTCGACCGTCTCGGTGAGGAGCTCACGGTCGTGTGTCCACCCCACGAGGGAGGGCCGCTTGGATGGCTTGGGGAGCTCGCCGCGCTGCTCCATCTCGAGGCGCTGCATGGCGCGCTCGTCGTCGTCGGCGATCGCGGCGTAGTACCAGCCGCCCTCCGGGAATGCGGGCAACAGCCGGAGCAGCCGGTTCCAGGGGTTGCTCATGTGATCGCGGACCCAGTCGTAGAGCCGTTCGTCGCCGGGCATGGTGAACAGGTCCTTCTCGATCGCGTCGCCGTAGCGGTCGATCTCGTGGACCAGGTATGCCCATCCGGTGTCCGGTGGGATGAGGATCCCGAAGTGCTCGCGAATGTCGTCGACGAGGTCGGCGAGTTCGGAGATCGACCGGCGTGCGTAGTGGTCGGCGATGACGTCGGCCAGTTGATCGCCGACGAGGAGGTCGAGCTGGTCGTGGACGGAGGAGGTGGTGTCGAGGTCGGCGACGTCGGCCGCTTCGGGCACCTCGACGACGAGTTCGGGGCCGTCCTCGTCCAGGTGGAAGACGAACGGACCGGCGGCCTCGTCGAGGAGGGTCTCGAAGTAGGAGGCCGCCGACCCGTCGTCATTGGTCATCGGTCAGCGACGACGCCCGACGCGGCGCCGATCGCGACCGCGCCGGTCGGCTCGGTTCACCGCCTGCTCCGCATCGAACAGTCCGAAGTGCTTCGACATGTCACGTGCGAGGTCGATCAGCGTGTCCGGGTGCTCGGGGCCGATGAAGTCGGCGAGGTCGTCGAACTGGTCACCGAGGAACAGCTTGAGGACACGGCGCGTCGTCCGGGCCTCCTCGATGTCCATGACGGTGTCGGCGTCCGGCTCCTGGACCAGGAAGGTGGGCGATTCGCCGATCTGAAACTTGAACGGATCCTTGGGATCACGCTGCTCGCCGCCGTACTTACGGACGTTCTGGTCGTCGAGCTGGGTCACGTTGTCGAGGTCCTTGCTCACTGTGCGCCTCCGGTGGTGCGTCGGGTGGTCTTGGTCTTGGGCGCATCGGACGGCGCGTCGGCGGGTTCGTCGTCAGTCGACTTCTCGCTCGACTCCGCCGGGGCCTCGGGTGCGGGTGGCGCGGTGGGTGCCGGAGCCAGTTCGGGCTCGGCGGGCACCGGCGCGGGCGCGGGGGCGTACCCGGACGCGACCAGCTGCTTGTGCTCGACGTACGAGCTCGGGGTGTAGAGACGACCGGCTGGGGACACCAGCGGTGTCGGTGTCCAATCGGCCTTGTTGATGGTGCGCATGTGTCCCACGACGGGACCTCCTTCGGTGACGGTCGGTGTGGCGGTCTGGATGCACTGGGCAGGCGGTCGACCGCCGATCCCCGCCTGCCCAGTGCGTTCTCGGGCCCGGCGCGGTGGCCGGGCGTCGGTCAGGCAGCGATGACGATCGACAGCGGCTTCTGCACGCTGCCCGGGGTCACGCTGTCCACGACCTGGACGGTGAAGTTCGACGTACCCGCGGCGGTCGGGGTGCCGGAGATGACACCGGTCGACGCAGCGAGGGTCAGGCCGGCGGGCAGGGTGCCGGTCGCGATCGACCAGGTCTTCGTTCCGGTGCCGCCGGTGACCGTCAGCGTCTGCGAGTAGGCCGAGCTGACGGTGCCGCCGGGCAGCGACGCGGTGGTGATCGTCAGTCCGCCGCGCTTGAATCCGGCGTCCTCGAGGACACGGTTCCAGCCGGGACCACCGAAGTAGTGCCGCACCGAGACACCGTGCTCGGTGTCGACCGTCGCGTTGACGGTCGTCGGCCACACCAGCGCCCCCTCACCGTCTGAGATGGTCTGCTCACCCATCTCGGAAACCTCGCCCGCGTAGAACAGGCGACCGAGGTAGATGCGGTCCTCACCGGTGTTGAACTGGGACAGCGTCAGGTAGCGCTGCTGCCGGATCGCGGTGATGGCCGGCTGATCGAACGCGATCTCACCGGTCTCCGGGTCCGCGATCATCTGCGACAGGTCGACACCGAGGTTGTTCTCGATGTTGTACCGGTTCGCTTCCAGGCCGGTGAACTGGAGTCCGGCGACGTCGGAGATGAAGTCCGACCGGACCGGGTTGGAGTAGCCGATCGCGTTGATGTCGGACTTCTCGAGTTCCCGGGTCAGGGTGATCGCGTCGTCCTTGAACAGGAGACCGAAGTCCCATGCTCCCTCGGGGAGTTCGGCGAGCACGGAGTTCGACCCTTCGGTGATCGCCTCGATCGGGTCGATATCCATGCCCATTCCGTAGATGTGGGCGCGGTTCGGCTTGAGGATGAGTTCGCGCTGGTGGCGCGAGACTTCGAGCTGTCCAACGTCGCTGGCCATGATGCCTCCTGGGCATGAGGGAGGCCCACGACGCTGAATGTCGTGGGCCTCGGGTGTGGGTGTTCGTGGGTGTTGTCAGTGCCGCCAGGGCTTCTGCAGGCTGAGTGCGTAGTACGCGACCTCGCGGCGTGCGTCCGGGTTCTCGTACGGTTCGGACTCCGGGGGTGTGTCGACGCGGCACGAGTCGATGCAGATCGGTTTCGGTTCGTCCTCCACCGAGATCCCCTGACCGGCTATGTGTTCCATCCGGTTCGCGACCTGCCGGGCAAGCTTCGACGCGCCCCGCGGGTCGGGGTGGTGGCAGGTGATCTGCACGCGCGGGTAGTCGCTGATGCCGTCGTTCCCGCCGCCGACCCGGTTTATCTGGATGCCGGTGCCGCCCTCGATGGGTGGCTCGGTATCCGTCTCACCGGCCGGGGCGAGGTACACCATCAGCACTTCCTGGATGTCCGGGAACAGTGTCTCGTCGATCTCGACAGCCATCTGTCACCTGCCCTGTCGTTCGATCGCGGCGATTGCGGCCCGTAGCCCGTGAACCGCCGACGAGCGTCTCGTGCCGAACTCCGCGGCGATTGGGTTGCCACGACCAGCACGCGGGACGACGATGCGAGTCGCAGGCCGACCATCCCAGCCCCTGCCATCTTCAAGGTGTGCCGAGCGCGCCATCTCGCCGCTGCCACCACGCGCATTCACGTGCCGTTGGAACGCTTTCAGCCCGACTCGGGCGTTCTTTCGAACGATCATCCGGAACTGATTCGAGTTCATCAGCGCCTTCGCGTCTTTCGACGTGAACCTGAACGTCCCTGGTTTCGGATCAGCCATCAGGTGCTCTCCCACTTCTTGAGGTATCCCCAGACATGGTCTGGGGATCCGTCGTCGTCGAACCACGTCTGCAGGTCGCCGTCGACGTGCAGCCGCGGACCGATGCCGTTGATATCGAGGACGTTCTCTGTCGACGCTGGAAACCCAGGTGGCGCGAACAGGATCCACCGGGTGTGCCGTTCGATCGGCACCCCCTCGACGGAGACGACCGGCTGGACCGAGCAGCCCGGGAACTGGGCCCCGGGCTGCTCGGTCATCACGCCACGTTTACCGCGGACCCGCTCGATCACCCGCACGGTCTGGTTGCCGAGCTCATCCATCGTGACCTCCGAAGCAGTACGAGGGGCCCCCACTGCGTGAGATCCCGAGGAGTTGGTAGTGCGAGTCCTCGAAAGTCAGCAGCGCGCCCGGATTGGCGAGGGTGCCTGACCGGGTCACGCCTCCCACTGTTTTCGAGTAGGAGACGTGACCGAGGTACTTGTCGCTTGCCATCGCGGTACGGACGACGTGGATGACGACGATCCGGGCGGCGGGGTCGTCGTCGGCGATGTCGGGCTTCCGATCGCGGATCCAGTTCGACGCCGCGGCAATCAGATCGGCCGCGTCCTCGGAACCGCCCGGCGGCCGGACGCGGCCACGGAAGATGTCGTCCGTAGTGACGAAGTCCGCCATGGCATACCCCCTCAGTCCAGCTCGGCGATGAGGTCGCGCTTATCGAGCGCCTCAGCGTCGTCGCGGTCCATGCCACGTGCGACGGCGTACTCGACCCAGATGGATTTGGCTGCCGCCTGCTTGGGGCGCTCCACATCCACGACCGCGACGGGCGCGTCGGGCTGGTCCGCCAAGGCTGCGTCCTCTGTCGACGAGGCGGCATCGTCCGCCGCCGCGGGGACCAGGGGCGCGTCGTCGTCGGCCGAGCCGGGAGTTTCATCGCCGCTCGGGGCCGCGTCGCCGTCGACCGCTTCCTGCTCGATTGGGGCGATTGCACCGATCCGCAGGAGTCGATCCACGTGCTCGTCCGGCACGTCGACCACCGCACCGCGGCGGTGCCGGACGTATCCGACCGGCGGTCCGACTGGCTCCTCCCAGAAGCTCGCGACGATCTCGTGCCGCGCCATCAGGAGGAGATCCCCGTGATGGTGAAGACGGCACCCGGGTTGTCGACGCCGAGGATGCGCTTGCGGAAGGCATCCGAACGCCACGACATGTTCGGGCCGCCGGCGCCGGAGTTGCCGCCCTCCTCGTAGACGGGCGTCATCTGCAGCGGGTAGGTGTCGGAGTAGAACCCGGCAACACCGGTCTCGAGGACGATCACCTTGGTCGGATCCATCCACCGCGACCGGAGCGGAGTCAGACCGCAGATCGTGAACGGCAGAGTGCCCTTGTAGATCGGGTTCTCCGATGCGAGATCTCCGATGTACTTCGACTGGATCTTGTCGTTGCGGATCAGCGTGGTGAGCGCGCGCGGGTGGGCGAGGATCGCGTTCGGCGAGTAGCCGAAGTTCTTCGTCTCGTCACCGTCGAAGCCTGCGGACTCGATCTCCTCGATCGCGTCGAAGATGTCCTTCGCCGGGTCGCCGGTCGAGCCGGTCCAGGCAGCGGAGGCGGGCGCGTTCGGCGTGCTCGCGCCATTGAACGCGGCGAGGGCGGCGTTCACACCGGAGCGGATCATGGTCCGCTGCAGCGCGGTGATCTGCTGGGAGACGCGGTCGACCTTGTTCTCGTGCCGCATCTCGTAGGAGATTCGGATCGCCTTTGCCGTCTTCTGGCCGATCACGCTGCGGACCTTGCCATCGCCGATCGTCGAGACCGGGATCTCGGCGAACTCGGCGACTTCCTCGGCGTCCTCGTCGAGGAACGGATCGGCTGCCTCACGGAACGCGACGACACCGGAGTCGTTCGAGCCGCCGTTGCGGAACAGGGCCGCCTCGACGAATGCACCGTCGAGGTAGTTGATGACCCGCTGCGGAATCCACGTCGGATCCTTGAGCATCGAGTCGACGGTGAGCTTGTCACCGTCGTATGCGGAGGTGATGTTCCTGGTCATGAGTCAGTGGCCTCTCGGTCGATCAGGCGGGCGCCGGGATGAAGGGCCCGGCGAGATCGGTACGGACGGTTGCGTCGCTGGCTGCGGACGCCTTGACAGCGATCCCGACGCACTTGGTGCCGGTCTTGGCGACGGTGCCGTTGGCGGCCGCGTACACCAGCTCACCGGTGGCGAATGCGACCGCGGTGGCCTTGGTCAGCGGCAGGACGCCGACCCGGTGCACCGCGAGGACGCTCGGAAGACCGTGGGACAGGTCGTTGTCGGTGCGGGCCGCGGCCGGTGCGCCGGACTGCGCGACTGCGCCATACGGGAGATCAGCGGCGCCGGAATGGGAGATACCCGTGGCGCCGAGCTTGACGACGTGGAACTTCTCGACGGCAGCCGCAACCTTGTGCGTGATCGGGCCTGCGCCGAAGGTGGGGTTCGACATGGTGTTTGTCTCCTCAGAAGTGGTCGCCAACGCCGAGACCGACTCGGTCGGCAACGGCGGTGAGCGCGGTGGTGTGGTCGTCGTTCTTGACGGCGTCACCGTCGTGTCCGACCTCGGCGACGGGGATGACGTTGGCGGGCATCGCGTCGATCAGCGCGCGAGTTTCGGCCGGTGCGGCGCCGAGCAGCTTCTCGTAGTGCTCGGCCTTCGCCGGCGGGAACTTGCCCGCCTTGATCGCGGTGTCGATGTACGAGCGGGATTCGGCGGCTTCCTGCCGGGTCCGGAACTCGCGACCCGCGGCAACCTCCGCCTGCATCGCGGCGAACTGGTCGGCGTCGACAGTGACGACACCGGCGCGTGCCTCGATGCCGGAACCGCTGCGGTCCTCGGCCTGCTCGGCGAGCACCTCATCCAGCGCGGCGACCACGATCTCGTCCGTGGCATCGGCCGCGGTGCCGAGGCGCTGCGCGAGGACTTCCTTGAGGGTGGGCATGTCGCCCTCCTTCCTGTTGGTGACCTCTACCGCCTCGGCAGAGGGAATCCGCGGCGCCGGGGCGTGGTCCCGGCC